CAAAGCCGCCCCTCCTTTCTCACTATGACCGCACAAGAATTTATCGACTGGCTTCAAACTGCCAACAATCTTCCAAATCCTACCCAAGCTGTAAAAAGGGCCGCGCAGATGATGCGGGTGACGGAAGATGCTGTTTGGAAGTGGCTAAATACTAAAAAACCACATCCCACGCCTGAATACATGCAATTGCTCATGGAGTTATTGCATGAAAAATACCGAGAAAAGAGGTTTCACCGCATTCTTTCTCACGAACAGCGTGAAGAAATGCGGTCCATGTTGGGCAAAAAACCTGATCTGGAAATCGCCGAGCTACTCGGAATAGCGCGCGTCACGGTCCAGACTGAACGCTATAAATTAGGTATCAAAAAGTATTGCAGCCCTGAAGCAATCCGCATCCAACACGATGAAGAGCTTATTGCAGTGCTCGGAAAAATTCCTGACTCGGAGTGTGCCAAGAAGTTTGGATACTCAAATTCCAGAGTAGCCTACCTTAGAAAGAAATTAGGGATTAAGTCATATAGGGGGCCGCGTAAACCCCGTCAGCCACGAGACCCAAATAAACCACACAAGAAAAAAGAGTATCCCGAAGAGTTAATTAACATGCTTGGAAAGACCCCGGATGATGAAATTGCTAAAAAATTCGGTTATTCCAAGGCAGGAATTGCGCTTATTAGAAAAAAGATGGGCATTCCATCATTATCTGATACTAAATTCCCCGAAGAGAAACGCGAAGAAATGCTATCCATGCTTGGGAAAGTTCCTGATAGCGAAATTGCTGAAAGGCTTGGAATATCGCTTAATGTTGTAGCGCGGAACCGTAGAAAATTAAAAATTGCTCCAGCTCCATACTCTCCCATTAAGGATGCGGACAAGGATATAATTCTTAATTTATTGGGAAGAGTATCAGATTTAAAAATTGCAAAAAAAACAGGGTACAGCGTATATGTAATTAAAAAATTTAGAGAACAGAACAAAATTAAGCCTTTCAGTAAAAGCATTTTAGAAAGATTTTCACCGGACCAACGTAAAAAACTCTTATCTATGCTTGGGAAAGTTTATGATAGAGTAATAGCCGAAAAATTTAATATTGATGACGAGGCAGTAAGAAGAATTAGACAGAAATTGAATGTTCCGGCATTACGTGAGGAAAAAAGCTTGCAAGAAACAATAGAAGGGGACGAATACATTAAATCCCTGCTGGGCACAATGACTGATAAAGAAGTCGCTAATAAAACAGGCAAATCAATACAAGTTATCGGAAAAGCAAGGAGAAAATTAAATATCCCGGCGTTTGATACAAGGGGGCGGTCTACAAAGAAACAATCTTGATCTTTCCAAGATAAAAACGCGCCCCCTATACGAGATTCCAGGGGGTATACGAGATTCCAGGGCTATTCCCGGAGGTTGTAGTTGATCTCACGGTAGGACTGCCAATCACACGTGATGATGATGCCGCGTTGGCTTATTTTTTCGCAGGGATGGTTTTTGGGGGGTCTCATTTGTTGTTGGTGGTAGATTCTTCTTCGTATTTCGTGAGTTCCGCGATCCAACGGAACGGAATATGCCCCATGCGTCCGAAGCGGTTTTTGCCAATGATCCACTGCGCTTCCGTGGGGGCGTGCTTGTCCGGGTTGTACATCCCGGGGCGGTGAATCATGATGATCTGGTCAGCGTCCTGCTCAATGGAGCCGGAGTCGCGCAGGTCGGAAACAACCGGCTTGCCCTGGGACTTGCCTTGTCGCTTTTCCACGTCGCGGTTGAGCTGAGCCAGCACCAGGACGGGAATATTCAACTCTTTTGCCATAGCCTTCAGGCCAGCCGAGATTTCAGAGACTTCCCGTTCCCGGCTCCCGCGGGCCTGCTGGGACGTGGAGCGCACAAGCTGCAGGTAGTCCACCCCGATGCACTTGACCCCGTGTTCCCTTACCATCCGGCGCCCACGGGCTTTGATTTTGTCGATGGTGAGGGCACTTTCATCGTCGATGTGCAGCGGGGCGTCCGTGATTTTCCGCACAGCGGCCGTGAAATGCTGCTGCTGTCCGATCGTCATCGGCTTGCCGCGGCGAATGTCGTCGGAATTGATGCCGGCCATGCCGTAAATGATACGCTCTAAAAGCTGGGCTGTAGGCATTTCCAGGCTGAACATCCCCACGGGGGTTCCCTCAAGGCAAATGTTGGTCAAGATGTTGACCAAGGCAGCGGTTTTCCCAACTCCCGGACGGGCTGCAATCACGATCATGGCGCCGGGCTGCAAGCCGTCCAAGGTCAGATTCAGACGCCGGAACCCTGAAGACAGCCCCTTGATGGCGCCGGGGTTCTTCATCCTCCATTGCAGGTTTTCAATGATGGTTCCCACCGCCCCGCGGATGGAAGAGGTTTGCTTGACGCCGCATTTGTCCCGCAGGGAGGACATACTGCGTTCGATTTCATCCAGAACCTCTTCCGCGCTTTTGAATTGGTCAACCGCGTATTCTCCTACCTGGCCCGCAAAAGCAAGCAGAGAACGCTTTTTTGCGGCCTCCGTGACCATTTCCAGCGCGGCGTCCGTCTTGTAGCGGGCAAGGGCTCCATAGGTGGCAATCTCTATCACCCCGGCGTGCCCTCCTACGGCGTCAAGCTGGCCTTGGGCCTCCAAGTGAGCAATGACGGTCAGGGCATCCACGGTGCCGCCTGTCTTGGCAATGGTTTCCAGGGCGGTCCAGATTTGTTGGTGCGCCGGGAGGCTGAATGTTTGCCGGGTGATGCCCTTGTCACGGAAGTCCGTAAATGCCTGGGTTCCGTCCATAGCTTGGGAAAGCACCAGTTTTTCAGCGTCAATGAGTGTTTGAGAGTCGATCATGTTTTGAAATAGGTTGATTGTTAAAGTTCTTCAAGGTTCGAATATGGGTCTCCGTTTTCAGGAGGCGGCGGATGGTTGAGGGCGTAGCTGGTGGCGAAGCTGATGGCGTCAGATTGCCATTTGGTCACGGGGATGCCGTTGCGGGTCCAGTTGACGGCATCCCGGCTTCCCCAGTAGGCCGTAGCGCAGTCCGGTATCTGGTCAGGGGTTAAACGCACGCGCCCCGCAAAAGCCGCGGCCCGAAGATGGTCTTCGATTTCCTCCACGGTGCACGGAAAGGGGGTAAGGGGGTGAATTCCTTCCTTCCTTCCCTTCCCTTCCCTTACGGTTTTCGGATAGGTTTCAACATAGGGGGCTACGTTGGTTCCTATTTCGGTTCCTACATTGGTTTCTGAAAAAACCGACGTAGGTTTTTCTTCGGTTTCCGCGTTGGTTCCTATGTTGGTTTCAACATTGGTTTTCTTCGGGCGTCCCCCCAGCTTCCCATTTTCACGGGCGGTTTTCCTTTTGACTTTGAGGGTTTCCTGAATCTCATGAGGATAGCCGAACACGACCAGATGATCACCGTCAAAATGGTAAAGTTCGTTTTCTACGTTGATTTCTTGGTCCGTCACGCCGCAGGTCTGCATCCAGCGACGCATGCCCCAGGAGCGGCAACCCTCAATGATGCCGCCATTCTCCTGTTCACAACACCACGCAAGAAGAGAAATCCAGGTAGCGCGCTGTACGGGTTCCGCCCCGATATATTCGGGGCTGGAAAACAAGGCTGTTGGGATGTTGATGAATTCCATAATTAAAAAAGCGTCAGTTGGGGGTTGTAGTTAATCCACAGGCATTCCACACGTGGACTGCTCATGTTGGAAATGGTCTTGATGGAGTCCTTGTGCCAGCCCTGCAGGGCGGAGTTGTAAAGCTCGTTATCATAGCCGGACAACACCACCTTGCCCTGCAGCGTGACCAGGACGTTGAGCAAGCGCCGGTGATCGTCCTCCGTGTACTCATGGCTGTATCGCCCCGTCCTGGTGCGCGTGGCTGGCATGTAAGACGGGTCAACGTAGTGGAGTGTTTCCGGCCCGTCGTGGGCCTGTAAGACGTCAAGGGCGTCCCGGTTTTCCACGTGGACGTGCTTTAACCGCTGGGTGGCCAGCCGCAGAGTTTCCGGCAGCCGGTCCCAGTCGGTAGCCGGAGAAGGCACCCTGTTCCGGCTTACGAGTAAGCCGGAACGTCCATCCCTGAAAGAGTCGCTTGCAATCCCCATCCAGGAGCGCACTAGCAGACGCCGGGCACGCTCCACGGCATCACCTGCAGGGGCGGAGTCGTTGAGCTCGTCACGGCTGTATGGGGTCAGCATGACGGCCTCAAGCAGCCGTCCGGCGTCCTCACTGCGGAGGACGCGGAACAGGTTGACAATCTCGCCGTCTTTGTCATTGCAGATTTCCACCGGCGCCGGGGCCTTGTTGAGCAAGACACCCAGGCTTCCGCTGTATGGCTCCACATAGCAAGTGTGAGCCGGGAAATGCCGGATAATCCACGGGGCAAGGCGGTTTTTACCGCCTAAATATCGCAGTACGGCTTTCATAACCACTTCACAATAGTTTGATTGTTATATCCTTTGACCCAGTGAAACCAAGCGTAGGCAATGGCGCCGCCTTCGGTTTTGGAAAAATCCCCGTTTTTGGCGCAGGTCCGCCGCTCGCTGAATACCCACACGTCGGAGGGGGGGGCAACGTCGAACAACCGGCGCCGGGCCTTGCCCTCTAAAAACTGGAGACGCAGAAGCATCCAGACATTGGCTCCATCCTTGACGCAGGCAAGCGCACGCTCGACAAATTCAAGGGCTGTGGCGTAGGGAGGATTGGTCATAATATCCACGTCTCCTATCTCGCCATCGTCGAACTCCCACAAGAAATCTTGTACGCAGGAATCAGGACATCCACGGTCAACAATGTCGGTTGCACAGACTTCATGCCCCCGCTCCCGCAGGACATTGACGATATGACCAGCTCCGCAGGCTGGTTCCCATACCCGCTGACGGAGAGGCGCGCCAGCGTTGAGCAGATCCCGCACCATGTCCGGATCGGTGGCGTAATAGTCTTCCCTCGGCCTTTCACCGGTGGCGAGATAGGATGCTCCCAGCGTAGCGCCAAGCGTCCTTTTATTCCCTGTCCAGTCCTTCATAATGCCTCCTTTCTCGGCTCCCAGTTATTGGGAATTTCGTCGTCAATACCTGTGCAACAAAAACAAGGAGAACCAAATTTCGTGTCGCGATAAAGGTGCATGCAATTGTTGCAATTTCGCTCCTTTAAAGGCACCCACGCCCTGCACGCGGCCCGCTTCTGCCAGGCTTCACATACATAGTTCTCGTAGAATTCTCTTAAAGTTTCTTCCCGGTATGCAAAGTCCGTCTTAAAGAGCCGAAGAGCCTCACGGGCTTTCCCGTACTCGTAAAAAGCTTTCTGTTCAGGCGTCAGTTTCATTTTCGGCCCCTCCCTTCTGTTCAAGTTCCCACGGATATGTGTCGATTTTACCGTCAACCAAAGTTCGGAATATTAAGTTTCCTTGTTCTTCGTCGAATCTATCATCTACCGCCGCAAGATCGCCTGTTATCCCATATTCGTTTTCAACAGGATCGCCGCCCCCATTATGAAGCAAATAATCCAATGGTTCACCGTTTTTATCTTCTGTAATAACATG